CGGTTAGAGTTATACACAGTTTTACTATTTGCTAGTGTCGGCGGTCGGGAGTATAATATAGGCAGGTCGAAATTATTAAAACAAGAAAGATACAAGTATGTTAATTGAGAAAGCTGAGGGTCCATACTGGGTCGCCAGATACCAGGGAGTGGAATTCCTCGGGTACAGCATATACGAAGCAATGTGCAGATGTATTGAAAATATATGCAAGTACTCAAAACAATAGGATGGATAGTGCTGCTGACAATCGCCATCGACGCAACGGGATTCGTAGCGTGGACGGTATCAGGTCAGCACCCGGTAGATCAATTCTACATAGGAACGATCACCGCACACACCATCAAAGCAATCTGGTAATTATGTCTACAAACCCGTTCTACAAGGCAATCATAGCTATCGCACTGCTGATGTCGACAACACTCATAACAGTGAGTCCGCCGGCAAAAGAAGTGGAAGCTGAGATTCAAATAATAGGCACAAAGATAATAGCTGAAGTTACTAGCTACAGCTCAGACCCGGAGCAAACAGATGACACTCCGGATATCACAGCAAGCGGATCACATGTGCATGAAGGAACCGCAGCGTGCCCATATAGATACGCCTTCGGAACGAAGGTGGCAATCGCAGGAAAGGTCTATACATGCGAGGACCGGATGAATCGGAGATACCCCGACCGATTTGACGTATGGTCGCCAACAAAAGAGGCGGCGATCACATGGGGCTTACAAACAATAGAAGTCACTATAATTCATGAATGATACATTTTATGGAATCTACTCAAAGCGCGGACTCTGGGTGGAAACATTGAAAGGACCGAAAGGGGGAACTAAAAAGATAACGCTATACTACAAAAGCACGGCTGAAAAAAAGGCACAGGAAATGTCAGAAGCACATAAGCTCAAATACTGGGCGTCACCAGTGACAATCAAAGAGCATGCCAGAAGATAGCGGAATTTTGTCTCCGTTTCAACCGAGAGGTCCGCGTCCTCCGATTGTAAAACATGTTGACGTAGAGATGCATGAATTCAGTCACAAAAACGGATTTATGCACGACATGGCAGTACTCGCTCTAATCATCGTAGGAGTGGCAGCAAGTGGAGTAGAACACTTTTACACAGAAGGTCTGCCGGCACTAGCCGCAAACATCGCATTCATTTCTTGGACGCTCGCATCGGTCAAAGCGATCGTGGAGCACAGTAAAGAGAATGAGAAAAAGGTGGCACAAAAACAAGCACAACAATTTATTAACGAACAAATTAAAAAATTCACTAATCATGGACAATTATAAAGACAAAGAAATGAAATGTGCTGACTGCGGATGCATATTCACTTGGACGGCAAACGACCAAGAATTCTACGCAGAAAAAGGTTTCGAAGCTCCTAAGAGATGCAGGGACTGCGCAAAGAAACGCAGAGCTAGCTTTAATAACAACAAATACGGTAATGTTCAAAAAAGGAGAGGGGATAGGAACTTTCTCGACAAATAATAGCTTCTCACAAAAGCGTAGAGAAAAGGAAAGCTCATCAAAAATACAAGAATCTGATCAGCTAAAGCCGATCATTAATGTGCAAACGCACAAACGCACACGCGTGCGAATTAAAGGTATGGAACTATTCAAACATCAAGAAGAAGGAATCACATTCCTAAAAGAAAAAAAGAGAGCAATACTCGCTGATGAGATGGGGCTTGGAAAGACAATGCAGGCGATCTACGCGGCAGGAGACACAAGCGAAGCTACTATCCTAGTGGTCTGTCCGGCATCTCTAAAAATAAACTGGGAACGAGAAATACACAGGGTCTATCCTGAAGACGAAATAGCAATTCTATCAGGCGGAGACATCGAAGAAGCAAAAGCGATCATATCACCAACAACAGCGTGGGTCATTATAAACTACGACATACTCGGCAAACACTGGGAATGGATAGCTGAAATGGCTCACAAGGGAGATATAGAAGCAGGCATATTCGACGAAGCTCACTACGCAAAAGACACAAAGGCCATCAGAACAAAAGCGGTGCTCGCAATAGCGGAGCACTTAAAACAAGTGTATATGATGACGGGAACTCCAGTCCTAAACAGACCAATAGAAATGTTCTCACTCCTTCGAGCGATCAGACATCCGCTCGCATATAGCACGGAGAAATCATTGCCAAAGCTAAGAAGGGAATACAGCACAAGATACTGCGATGGAAAGATCAGGATCATCTATCGCAGAGGTGGCGGTGTGTTAAGGTTCTGGGAAGAAAGCGGAGCAACACGCTTGCCGGAACTTCGCGAACTTACCCGTGATGTATTCTTGAGACGCACAAAAAACGAGGTGCTGGACTTACCGGAGAAGATCATATCAGTCGTGCAGTGCACACTCTCTCCTGAAGACCAGAAGGACTACGACACAGCGTGGGAACAATACCTCGACTACATCGCAAAAAATCCTCTGAAGAAGGACATCGTCAACATCATCAATGCACAAGGACTCGTCGAACTTACAAAGTTAAAACAGGTCTGCAGTCACTCAAAGATACCACGCATCGTCTCCGACGTAGAAAATGCAGTGGATCAAGGAAACAAGGTAATCATCTTCAGCCAATACACTCAGACGATCAAAGACATCGCATCCGCACTTCGCACAAAGAAGATCGGAGTAGTGACTCTCACAGGAGAGAACGATATGAAAGAGCGTCAGGAGGCAGTGGACGGATTTCAAAACAAAGATGACATCATGGTATTCGTGGCAAACATAAAAGCCGGCGGAGTAGGTATCACACTGACTGCCGCAAGCCAAGTTATATTCGCAGACATGGATTGGTCTCCGGAGATACATCGTCAGGCAGAAGACAGAGCACACCGCATTGGACAGACCGGGACCGTGAACGTCTACTACTATGTCATGGAGAAAACTATAGAAGAAGATATCGTGGACGTGCTCACACAGAAGCAGGAAACAATAGGCACACTCACAGGCGGAGACACGACAATCAAGGTATTCATGGATCTGCTTGTAGAGCGTATGAAAGGCAGAATGTAGGGTCAAAAGTTATGCACTTCTGACCCTAGCTACTGTCAGAAATCGGGAGTAAAATATAACCGATGGGTACAAAGAGGCACTCATCACTTTATAAGATAGCTCATTAAAATATGTCAGAAAAAAATACGAGTGACGCGAAGATCACTCACACAAACATCTTCGCAGCATTATCCGCATTCCAAGGCGAGCTCAAGCCACTAAAGAGAAGCGGACGTGTGCAGTTTAATACAAGGGATGGGAAAACGGTTGACTTCAACTACACTCCGCTCTCGGAGATCATGGAAGCAATCTATCCAATCCTCGCAAAGCACGGGCTATCCGTCAGGCACGAAATCGTGCGAGGCGGTACACTCGGCACAAAGGAAGGCATCGAAGCCATCCTCACACACGAAACTTATAAGACGACTGAAATGAAAACGGAGAAGATACTCGCCAACAGTGAAGGAGATCATATCGGAGTTCGTTCACGGGAACTATTCAGTCACAAGATCGAGAACGAACTCCGATCAGGTGTGATCTTTATCGCACAAGGTTCGGACATGAAGGACACAGGGTCAGCGATCACATACGCACGAAGATACTCGCTTACGATGGTGCTCGGCATATCAAGCGAGGACGACAACGACGCAAAACTACTCGAGGAGAGAGGTCAGGCAGCGATGAGCTTCGCATACAACAAAGCAAAGCAAGGCATACAAGGGGCAAAAACAGCACCAGAACTAGAGAAAGCCACAAAGGTGCTACAAGATGACCTCCGCAAGCTAGAAAACGGCAAGGCGGGCGCATTAGGCCTATCAGAGGAACAATACAAAGAGCTTATCAAGCTCGCAGAAGACAAAAAGGTCGAATTAGAAAAGGACGGTAAAAATGACAAATAATATGTTCTACCCAGATATCAAAGACGGAATGAGCCCAAGTGCAATAGCACAATGGCTCAATGGTCGCGGATCGTTCGTGAAGACATACTTCATGGGCGAGAAGTCGCCGGAGACAGCAGCAATGAAAGGTGGGACCAGAATACACCGCCTTATAGAAGCAGGACTGATCAAAGCAAAACACGTCTTCGACAACGCAGAAGACGAGATATCAGTCACGATCGCAGAAGGAATGGTGTTCAGAGGAAGACCTGACAGCTGGGGCATAGCAGATGGGGAGACAGAATTCGTCGACTACAAATCCGGCAAGGCAAACGAATGGAAAGACAAACTCCCAACAGACATTAAAATGCGTGCAACAGCATTCCTCGTATGGAAGAAAGCAGGAGAGCCAGCAAGAGTAAAAGCGTACATAGAATTTATACAGACAACGTGGAACCCTGACACAAAGGAAGTGGTCCCGATAGAAGGACAAGAAACAGAAGTGGTGGAGATCACATACACAGCAGAGGAGATGGAAACAATGGGCAAGGTCATCCTTCGAGAAATGAACGAGGTCAATGACTTCTATGTCAAATGGCAAAAGAGCTCCAGCGAATTTGTAAGCAAAGAAGATGTGGAAGCATACGCAGCAATAGACGCTGAGATCACAAAACTGGAGGCAGAACGTGACTCGCTTAAAAAGAGCATCATGAGCCAGATGCAATTCGGTGGGGCAGAAAGCATTAAAACTGACTTCGGAACATTCTTCCTGACAGAGAAAGAGACATACGAATATCCGGCCGGTCTACGCATTAATTACCTTGACTATGGATTAACAGTCGAGGACGCGGAGGAAATCTCTGCGGCAGCAAAAGCGGCAAAGAAAAACTTCGAACTCGCAAACGAGCCAGTGTCGACGAAGACATCAATCAGCTTCCGCGCAAAGAAAGAGGAATAACATGGAGAGGAAAAATACATTTGGAGATTATAGATTTCCTAAATGGGTGCCTGAACACACTCAGGAAATGATCAGGGATTTCTGGGGACAGATGGGAAGAACGTTCCATGATTGGATAGAGGACTCTGGAATACAACAAGACATGAAGGAAAGATGCTCACATGGGCCAGGACCAAACGGATTCGGTATACCACCAACAGGAGCAACAGTATTATTCTTCCTGCAAAAAAATGGAACAGCTGACTATAAAAAAATTAAAGGTCGGTATGTACATAGATGGAATAACATGGGATCACTGATCGATGATGATGGAGAAGATCATACGGTGTCATCATGTGATCCATGGGTAAGAGTGTATAGAGACGATGAGTTTGTATTATTATGAAAAAGCTCACACAGAAAAAAACAGCATTCTATCTGCTCTGGAAAGAGCACCTCGCACGACCGGGAGAATACCTTCCGGCGTGGAGGTTCGTGGGCGAGATATTTCTCGCTGAGCTTGGAGATTACTTCTTCATGAGCTACAAGGGTCCAACGAACGGACTGGCGGTATACTTCGACGAAATGGATGTGGTCGACAGACAGATGATCACAGGAAAGACAGGAGCGAAGTACTACGAATACAGGATAAAACCAGAAGCAACAGTCGAACAGATCAAGGATGACGAGCTGAGAGAGATAGCTATATTGATCACGGCGCACCATAATAATGAGGTCACTATCATATGAACAACATACCGCCAAGATTAAGAAGGGAAATAGAGGTCGATCCATTCTATCAAAGATGTTGCATCACAGGATCAAAAGCAACAAACACGAAAATAGATTGGCATCACAACTTAATTTTTGCCGGCAAACAGGTTCAAGAGAAATGGTGCATACTGCCACTGCGAGCTGATATTCATAAAGACATTGTGAAATATAAAGAACAATGCGACTGGATTATGCTCAATAGGGCGACAGATGATGATTTAAAAAGATATAGCAAAGCTATCAATCTCTTTAGTCGGAGAGATATGCTTAATAAAAAATACGGACAATACACATGAAAACAAGAAAAATAGTGCTCTGGTATCAAGTGACAAAGCAGGGAATTATCCCACCTAAACAAGAATCAGTAGCACGCAAGGATACATGGATAGAAGAAATAAAGAAACGCATACAAGCCGACTGGCTTCCAATGATGATAGAAGTCACATACCGGCTAGTTAACCCGGAGGTGGAGAAGCAAAGGAAATTCTTCAACGGTCCAGTGGTTGAATACTACGCGATCCAAAACGATAACATTCTCACAGGAGAAGTAGCTCCAGAACGCATCAAGCGATACAGAGAAACAATACTCGACGAGGCACTGGGATTCAATGTAGAGCTGATCAACAGGTCCATACGAAGAAGGAAAAGCACTGCAGATTTTACAGACACTCAACAGTGGTCAGATTTTCTGGAAGAATTAAAAGAAACTATATTCGAACCACAAGGATACGAAATGCCAGACAGCAAACTGTTCTGGGAGCTGGCAAAACAATACGGATACGATCAGGCAAAGGAAATAAGCATACAGAAATTGCAGGAGCGTCTTCAGAAGAAACAAGCATAACTGCACAAACAGAGTTATACACAGGTTTGCACTATACAAAAATGTAGGAAGCATAGTATAATTAAAACAACATGAAACCAGATTTTCTTATCATCCCTCTAGTTTTACAACACGATGATCGCATCAGACCTAGTGATCTGATCATATACGGGGTGGTTTACTGGTTCGAACATCTCAAAGATGGAGAGTGCAGAGCTTCAAATGAAACAATAGGATCAGTCGGAGGAATCGACACAAGAACGGTTAACGCCGGTCTTGATCGTCTAGAACGTGCCGGCTATATTCGCAGATATTATAAAGACGAAGAAAAAAGAAACAGAGACAGAATAGAAAGTATGGTTGCGTTTAGATACGCACAGGGCGGAGGAAAACAACGACTTCCAAAATCATTGGAGACAGGAGAAGAAAAGGAAGAAACACCGGGAGAATATGCACGCAAGTTTTTCTCTGGAGACAAAGAAGTGGTCGATGAACTCGTCAAAGACCTCCTTCAGAAAACTGAAGGGAAAGGGGAGGAAGCCATAAAGGTTGAGATGAGAAAGTTTTATATTTATTGGACAGAGCCAAATAAGAGTGGAACAAAGAAGCGCTGGGAATTGGAGAGGACATTCGATGTGAAGCGTCGACTTTATACATGGCTTGGAAGATCATACGAAAATAAAAAGGGTGGCTCTAAATCATCAGGTGCAATTATATGACACAAGAATTAACAAAACCAAACATCGCATATCCAGACACTGCAAAATCAGTGATCGTGATGCGTAGTGGTTTGTCTTTCTTCGTATCTAGAGACACAGCAGACAAGGTAAGCATACACATAGTCAAACAAGAAAAGCACGGATTTCTGGCACTGTCAGAAATAGGACAGACGATCAACACTCAAGAGATAGAAGGAGTTTATACACCACAGGCATATCAGGATATGCTCAGAATAAAACAAGGGGAAATTAAATGCGCGTATGGAAATTGGCACAAGAAAAAAGACATCGACAAATGCACATGCGCAGCAGACGCACGAAAGCGTGCGTGGGAGGAAGCAAGGGAAAGAGAACGTGAGGAAGAAAACAAACCGCTCACTGAAGAAGAAAGAGCGGCAGGCAGAGAATTCTTCCTTAAAATGAATGAGATGAATGTGCTGGATAATCCAGAAGGGTTCTTCAGTAATATGTTTAGAAAAGGAAATCGGAACAATAGGTCGATACGCAGATCAACAATACTGGAATGGCAGGAGAAAAACCCGGGCCGTGAACCGAAACTCACGGGATTACAAATTAACGAAGATATATTATAAATATGTTTAAAACACCATTAAAAAAAGCATTTGACCAGATGGAAGAAAACATGATGCGAAACATCGCATACGACATCTTCCAATTGGTTGTTCACGAAGGAATGACAGATGCAGAACTTACACTCTACTACGGTGGAGGAGTAGATCGTTTTGCATTAATCGAAGACACGGAGAGGAAGCTGGATGGCGATCAGCGACTCTTAAAATTTTATCAAGATAATAAACAATTATTCAACGAATATGGAGACAAAGACATCTTTGGAAGTTTTAGTGACATTGCACGACGAGACGCTCTTCAAGCTACTCGAAGCGAAGGCAATGGTCAAAGCGCAGAGCAAAGTCGATCCGGACAGGATAGTGAAGGAAGTGATGGACGCAAAGACGATGCAGATCAGGGGGGTAACAGCGAGGGAAATTCTAGCGAAGAACACGGAAGCGGCATCATCGCTGGAGGGACTACTGGAGGCGATCAAGGAGATGATAGAGGAGGAGAAGGGGAATCAACCACAACAGAAGAAAACGGGGGTGGAAAAATAACACTCACTATTCCAGAAGAAAGCGAAGCAAGACGCTTGGAGATAGCACGCATCGAACGTGAAGTCGGCACGATCGAAAAAACTGATGGCAACGAAGTAACAGTCATAAAATTCTAATGAAAAAAATCACTTGGCACATCGAAACAAGAAAGGTCTCTGAACTGAAAGGTGCGGATTATAATCCACGCAAAAGAACTCCAAAAGAAAAGGAGGACCTGAAGCGAAGCATCGATACATTCGGAGCGGTGGAGCCGGGTGTAATAAACATCGGGGAAAGAGAAAACATCCTAATAGGAGGACACGGACGAAAAGAAATCTACGAGGAAATGAAGCGCGAAACGATGGATGTCATGGTCCCGGACCGCGAGCTCACTATCGAAGAAGAAAAGGAGCTGAACCTCCGTCTAAATAAGAATACAGGAAGCTGGGATCACGACAAACTATACGAAATAGGCATAGACCTTCTGGTAGAGGTTGGGTTCGGAGAAGAAGAACTCGCCGGCATGTTCGACGATGTGGATGTTATAGACGACACATACAATGTGCCAAAAGCACTCAAGGAGATCACAGAGCCGATAACAAAAGCTGGAGACATCTGGCAACTAGGAGAGCATCGCTTAATGGTAGGTGACTCAACTGATCCAATGCAAGTGTCAAAGCTCATGGGCAAAGACCTTGCCGATATGGTGTTCTGCGATCCACCATACAATATAGGACTCGACTACAGCAAAGGAGCAAACACTGGACCAAAACAAAAGAAGCCGAAAGAATTCCGAAAGGGTCCAGCGGCATACAAGAACGACAAGAAGGGAGATCAGGAATACGCATCACTTCTAGACGCAACAATGACGAACGCACTCGCACACAGCAAGCCGAACGTGCATGCGTTCTACTGGTGCGACGAGCGATACATCTGGATGATACAGGGACTATTCGCAGAGCATGGACTGCAGAACAAGCGAGTGGCTCTCTGGATCAAAAACAACTTCTCGCTTACTCCGCACGTAGCATTCAATAAGGCATACGAGCCATGCGTCTACGCAACTCGAGGCAAACCATTCCTAAACACTGCGATCAGAAATCTCAATGAGATACTGAACAAGGAAGTAGAGAGCGGAAACCAAGCACACGCAGAGATCATGGACCTGCTCACGATATGGATCGCAAAGAGGGTCAATGCAGAGGACTACGAACATCCAACACAGAAGCCGGTCACACTCGCAGAGAAGCCATTAAAACGTTGTACGGGCGCAGGGCACGTCGTGATGGACCTATTCGGAGGATCAGGCACAACGCTTATAGCATGCCAACAGCTAGCACGAAAATGCAGGATGATGGAGATGGACCCGATCTTCGCAACGGTCATCATTGATCGCTGGGAAAAATTTACTAACCTAAAAGCAAAGAAGATATGAAAGTCCTCTCTTTATTTGATGGAATAAGCTGTGCAAGAGTAGCGTTAAATCGTGCTGGTATTAAAGTGGAAAAATACTTCGCAAGCGAGATAGACAAACACGCAATTACAATCGCACAAAAAAACTTCCAAGACACAATTCAGATAGGAGATATAAAAAATATAAAATGCTATCCAGAGAGAAAATACTTGTGCTTTGATTCAGAGAATGGACACTACGGATACACAACAAAAATCGATTTGCTTATAGGAGGAAGTCCATGCCAAGACCTATCAGTCGCAAAGATCGGAAGGCAAGGATTAAAAGGATCACGATCAGGTTTGTTTTATGAATATGTTCGCGTGCTAAAAGAGGTAAAGCCAAAATGGTGGATACTCGAGAACGTGGCAAGTATGAGACAGTCAGATAAAGATGAAATAACAAAGGAGCTTGGGGTGGAACCAATAATGATAGACGCGGCAATGGTGTCTGCACAGAGTAGGAAGCGACTGTTCTGGACTAACATCCCGGGAGTGACACAACCGGAGGATCGCCACATCTATTTAAAAGATGTAATAGAAAGTGGTTATATCAAAGACGAGAAGTCGATGACTATCACAGCATCATACGCAAACGGGGCATATCCACAGAACATCGGCACACACAGAGAAAGAACTGTGGTATTCAACAAACCGATACGCATAGGAACAGTCAAAGGAACAAAAGGAGGACAAGGAGATAGGATTTATAGCATAGAGGGAAAGAGTGTCACACTATCAGCAAATGGTGGAGGTAGAGGAGCAAAGACAGGACTGTATACTGTCGACTTCTATAATAAAAAAGTGAGATCAGATGGAAAGTCAAAAACACTTGGAACAAACCCACAGTGCACAACAGCAATAGCGGGTCAGGCAATCACAGATTTAAAAAGATTTGTTAGGAAATTTACTCCAAAAGAATGCGAACGACTCCAGTGTTTGCCGGATGATTACACAGAAGGGATATCAAACACACAAAGATACAAAGCAATCGGCAATGGGTTCAATGTGGAAGTCATTGCTCACATATTAAGTTTTATACCAAAAAAATGAAAAGAGTAAAATTAAAAAAACCATTGTCATACTACGGGGTCCCGAACATCGCAGGCGTACTGCAGAACGGGGAGAAGGATCACATACCGGTATTCTTCACGCGCATATGGGCGATGCCGAACCACGAGACATTTCTCATCCGGCCGGTAGCACAACTACTATCAAGATACATCGGAGACGGTAAAAGGTGGGCAGATCCATTCTCTGGAAACAATTCGCCGGCAGAATACACAAACGATCTAAACCCACAGATGGATGCAAAGTCACATATAGAGGCAGTCAAATTCGCAAAACTGTTCAGCAAAGGAAAGCTAGACGGAGTGCTGTTCGATCCTCCATATAGCTTCAGACAGGTAAGCGAACATTATAAAATAATGGGTCGGAAAGCGACGAAGAAGGATACCAGCATGGCATTCTACGAAAAGGTTAAAAGTGCATTCTGCGACAAGGTCAGACCGGGAGGATACGCAATTAGCTTCGGATGGAATACAAACGGCTTCGGAGTCACTCGAGGATTCCGCATCGTGGAGATAATGACGATCGCACACGGTGGAAGTAAGAACGATACGATCGTCACAGTAGAGAAAAAAATATGAAAACATCATGGGGTGTATTAAAGAAAAACAAGTGTCCACTGTGTGGATCAGGACTTCATTCGGTTAGAGTAAGAAGGGTATCTATATGTAAAAATAAAGAGTGTACATTCAGAATCGGAGACGAAAAACTGTCGAGAATAATTGGAGGAGTAACGTATGTATCAGGAAGCACAAAAATAATATCAAAAATAAAAATATGATACGCAAAACAGTAAAACCAGGGGAAATATGGGAACTCGGAGAACATCGACTACTATGTGGAGACAGCTCCGATAGAGAAGCAGTGGAACGATTAATGAATGGAGAGAAGGCAAGAATTATAATGACCGATCCTCCATACGGAGTGGCATATGTCGAAAACAAATCTCACTTCAAAAAGAAAGACGGAGACACACAGATCAGCGTTCCAAAAGCAATCGCAAACGACGGTCTGCAGACAGACAAGCAATACCACGACTTCACTCTCGGATGGCTCTCGGCGATCCGTCCGCATCTCGAGAGCTACAACGCAGCATACATTTTCAACAGCGACCTTATGCTCTGTGCTCTACGTGCTGGCATGCAGACAGCAGGGTGGTATTACAGCCAGATGATCATATGGGTCAAGCAGAGTGCGGTAGTGGGACGAAAGGACTACTTGCCACAGCATGAGCTATGCGTCTACGGATGGCACGGCAGGCACAAGATGGAACGACCAAAAGGAAAAAGCGTCATATTCCATCCACGACCGAGTGTGTCGAAGATACACCCAACACAGAAACCAGTCGGACTCATTCGAAAACTAATGCTCGACAGCACAAAGACAGGGCAAATCGTATATGAACCATTCGGAGGGTCCGGGTCCACACTCATAGCGTGCGAACACTTGAATAGAAAGTGCAGAGCGGTAGAACTTGACGAAGAATACTGTGCAAACATCATCGCACGGTGGGAAAAACTCACCGGAAAAGAGGCACATAAAATAT